GCCTCGGTCGAGATCGTGTCGGCGGCGCTGAAGCGGCCCCGGCCGGAACTCACGGTGACGGAGCTCGAGGAGCGGCTCCGGCCCGGCGAGATGCTGGGACTCGTGCAGGCGCTGTCCCGCATCCTCGATGCGTCGGGGCTCGTCCCATCGGGGGAAGCGGCGCCGGCGATGGCGGGTTCGACGGCGATTTCGACCGGCTCGTCGCCGAACTCGCCATCGCCGGGGTAGAGGGCGGATCCTGGGACCGCATCGAGCGGCGCATGACGCTGCCCCGCTGGTATGCGATTCAACGGCTTTGGTGCCGACATCCGCCCGTGCATATATTGGCCGCCGCTTGGCTCGGCGTCGGCGCGGCGCGCCGGGAACCGGCGGGCGACATGGCGGATCTGATCCGGTTCCTGGGCGTCGATCCGGCGCGACCCGGTCCCGGGGTTTTGCGGTAGAAGAAATGACGCGACGCGGGCAGCCGCCGATGAGACCTAAGCAGGATGCTGCCAGATGAGCCCCCTATGCGCAGTGCGGCCAGCCACGACTCCCTCTCCACCCCTGGGGGTGGAGAGGGTCGGGGAGAGGCGGGGGAATCACGGTGCGCGCGGAAAAACCCACCTCACCCTGGCCCTCTCCCCCCTGAAGGGCGGAGAGGGAAATCTTGGCACTTACAACGATTCCTTGCTTAGCCGTTCCTCCTGGCTCTGGCTCGGTCCGGTGTTGCTGGCGGCCGGCTGCGCCGCGGCACCGCCGCCGCTCGTGGCGGTCGCGGCACCGGCACCGGCCGAGAACGTCGTGCCGGGCATGACCATCGAGGACGTGCTGCAGTCCCGATGGGGGCGGCCGAAGCGCATCGAACTGGGCGAAACTGCGGACGGCCAATATGCGAGGCTCCGCTACAGCTTCGGCGCGCTCTATCTGCTGAACGGCAGGGTCATCCGGATCACCATCATCGACTGACGCCGTTCGGGTGCCACGGGAAAAATTGCGAGGCCGCTCCTTTCGGGCGGCCTCACTCATTTTCGGGAGGCTGCATGGCAGGCGATTCCGACATCCAGATCCGCTTCGGCGCGGATACGGCGGCGCTCGATGCGGCGCTGTCGCGCCTGTCGCCGCAATTCGCGGCGCTGGGACGCGCCGTCGCTGCGGCCGGTGCCGCGGCGCCTTCCGCCACGGCGCAGCTGACCTCGATGACGCGGCAGGTCGATCAGGCGGCCACCGAAGCGACCCGGGCGCAGCTGGAGGCCGCACGGCGCAGCGCCGCACTCCGGGAATCGATCGATCTCGAGGCCGTGAAGGCGGCTCAACGGAGCGGCCAGTTGAGCGTCGAGGCGGCGCGCGACACCGAACTGCAAATCGTCCAGGCCCATGCGGATGCCGAAATCGCGAATCTCACCCGGGCCGAGACTTCTGCGGCGGGCGAACTCGCGACTGAGGCCGCGCTCGCCGCCGAGATCGAGGCGCTCCGGAGCCGCTCGGCCGATCAGGTGACGCGGATCGATGCGCAGGCCGCGGAAGAGGTCGCGGCCCAGTGGACGAGGGTCAACCGGGAGATCGGCCAGGACTTCGCCTCGACCCTGCTCAACGGCCTGACCGGCCGCGGCGGCATCGCGGGCGCGCTGAAGCGGCTCGCGGATCGGCTGCTCTCGGGCGTGGCATCGGATGTCGGCGATGCGCTCGCCGGCCATGCCGAGTCGGCGCTCGGGTTGGGCGGCCAGTCGCCGGGCGCCGTGCTGTCGGGCGCCGCGAATTCGCTCGGCATCGGCGGGATCACCTCCTGGCTGGGCCTGACCAAGGATGCCGCCGGCACGGCCGGCGATGCCGCGAAGGACGCGGCGCTTACGGCGAATACGGCGGCGCTGGGCACGTTGAACGCCAGCCTGGCCGGCCATGCGGCGACGCTCGGACTCAATACCGGCGCCACCACGGTGAACACCGGCGCCGCAACGGTGCAGACCGGTGCGGTCGCCGCTCAGACCGGCGCCACCACGGCGAACACCGCCGGCCTGTTCGACGGCGTCGCCGCCTGGATCGAAAACACGGCCTCGACGATCGCCAACACGATCGCGACGGATGCGGCCTCGGTCGCGCATTTCTTCGGCTTCGCCGATGGCGGCTCGCCGCCGGTGGGCGTGCCGTCGCTGATCGGTGAGCGCGGGCCGGAGCTGTGGGTGCCGAACACGGCCGGGATGATCTATCCGAACGCAATGCTCGGCCGCCTTGCCGCCAACGGCAACACGCGGACCAACTGGACCGTGCGGCAGATTCAGGATCCGGTGTCGAGCGCGCAATCGGCGATCGGCCCTGCTTCGCCGAAGGCTTCGCAGGGTTCCGGCGACACGCATCTCCATTATTCCCCAACAGTCAATGCACCTGAAGCGCCGTCGCTCGGCCACATGCTGACGGCCGAGGCCTCGACCATGCGCCGCTGGCTGAGGAACGAGCTGCGCAACGGGACGCTGGGATGACGGGGATCAGAGATCAGGAATCAGGGATCAGGTGTCAGGGGTCAGGAAAGGACGGTACGGCATGCGTTCTGATCCCCGATCCCTGATCCGTGATCCCCGGAGCGGAGCGACCCCATGGCTTTGATCTGGTTCGAAGGCTTCGACTATCTGCCCACGGCTACGACGCCGGTGGCGCTGCTCGCCTCGCTCGGGTTCTACGATCTCCAGAACTGCGAGATCGTTTCGCCGGGCCGCTTCGGCGGCCAGGCGATCCAGACGTTTCTGGGGGTCTCGCCCGGCGATTTCACGCGGGCACTCACCAGCCACTACACGACGGCGCAGCTGGGCGGGGCCAGGATCGGGGTCGGCGGCGGCGGGGACCGGGTCAATTTCGTCGATCTCACGACCGGGACGACGCAATGCTACGTGATCTTCGGCGATTACGGCATCGTCTCGGCCTGGAAGGGTGACGGCACCTTCCTCGGTGCCACCGGCGGCAATGCCTATGTCTCGGCGGCCTGGGCCTATTACGAGTTCGGCGTCACGATCGGCGCCGGGGGCAACGGCGCGCTCGAGGTGCGTGTCAACGCGGTGCCGGTCCTGCAGCTGGTCAATGTGGATACCCAGGTGAGCGCCAATGCCTGGTTCAACGGCATCACCGTGAGCGCGGCGCCGGTCACCTGGGACGATTTCTACATGACGGATGCGACCGGCCCGGCGCCGTGGAACGGGTTCCTGGGGAACGTCCGGGTGCGGGTGCTCCAGCCGAACGGCGCCGGCGCGCATACCGCCTGGACGGCGTCCGGGTCGCTGCCGAACTGGGAGAGCGTGCTCAACCTCAACGTCGATGACAGCCTCTACGTCTATGACGACGAGACCGGCGATTACGACCTCTACCAGCTGACGCCGGTCCTGCCGGACGTGCCGATTTTCGGCGCGCAGATCAAGCTCGCCGCGCGCCAGGACGATGCGACCCAGCGGTTTCTCAAGAGCCGGCTGCTGTCGGGCTCGGCGACCGCCTATGGCGGGTCCTATGCGCTCAATCAGAACTATGCGTACCAGACCGACGTGTTCCAGGTCGATCCGAACACCGGAAGCCCCTGGACCGCGCTTGCGCTGAATTCGGCCCAGATCGGGCCGCAGGTGGCCGGATGACGGGTGTCGGGGGTCAGGAGTCAGGGGTCAGGAAATGCTGCACGTCCCGGCCGCACTTCTCGAGGGCAGCACAGGCGGGCTCTCCGCGGCCTGGGTGCCGGCGATCTTCCTCGAGGCGCTGGCCGATGGCGTGGCGCATGTGCGGGTGCCTGCGGCCTTCCTCGAGACGGCGACAGGTGGTGAGCCGGGCAAGGAACGGGTCGCCGCCGTCGTCCTCGAGGTGTTGTGTCAAGTCCCGCCGGAGCCGCCTCAAATGAGCCTCGCGATCTTTCCGCTCGATTCTCAGGTGCCGATGAGCTGGTCGGTGCACAAGGCGCAGAGCTGGGCCACGCGCACGGCGACGCATCAATCCGGCCGCGAGATCCGCGCGGCGCAGCAGCAATATCCGATCTGGAAGTTCACGCTGACCTATGAGGCGCTCGCTTCGAACGGCGCCTATCCGACACTGGTGGCAGAGGCGCTGCAGACCATCATGGGGTTCTTCGGCGCGCGGGCCGGGAGTTTCGACAGCTTCCTCTTCCTCGACCCGACCGATTGCCAGGTAACGGCAGGCGCCATCGGCACCGGCGACGGCGGCACGCTCGCCTTCACCCTCACCCGCGACATGAGCGGGTTGATCGAGCCGGTGGGGTACGTCTTCGCCGGGGACCTGACCGAAGTTTATGTGAACGGGACGCTGGCCGATCCGGACGGCTGGTCGCTCGTCGCGCCCAACGTCCTGACCTTCACCGAAGCGCCGGCCGCGGCCGCGGCGATCACGGCAACCTTCAAATTCTCCTTCGTCGTCCGCTTCGCCGAGGACGCGCAGGATTTCGAGCAGTTCATGGACAATCTCTGGTCCGCGCAAGAGGTGAAGCTGATGAGCGTGATCCAATGATTGCCACCTCGTCATCCCCGCGAAGGCGGGGATCCACGTCGGGCCGCCGTCGTGCTGCCGGCGTTCTTCAATCCGATCGCTCCACGTGGATCCCCGCTTTCGCGGGGATGACGAGAGGGGATTGGGCATGAAAGCCGCGCCGGCCGCGCTGATCGCCTATCTCCAGGCGAACACGCAATTCGTCATGGCGGATCTCTACACCATCACCCTGCTCTCGGGCGCCGTGCTCACCTATACGACGGCGCAACAGAGCGTGACCGTGCCGCAGCCGGGTGGGATGGCGATCACCTGGGTTGCGGGCGACGTGCTGATGAGCGGCGACAAGCTGTCGACCAGGATCGGCGTGGACGTCGACGAGCAGACGATCACCGTGGCCTACAAGCCGACCAGCGACGCCGGCGGCCAGCCCTGGCCGCAGGCGGTGCTGCTCGGGCTGTTCGACGGGGCGGATTTCCGGCGCGATCGCGTCGTGCTGCCGGCCTGGGGCGGCGTGCCGATCGGCAATGGCGACACCCTGCCCGGCGGCGGGACGAGCGACGGCCGTGTCAACATGTTCACCGGCAAGATCTCGACGGCCGAGAAAGTCGGCCGCGTCTCGGCCGAGATCAAGGTGAAGTCAGGGCTGGTCGCCCTCGACATCGACATGCCGCGGAACCTGTGGGCGCCGGCGTGTTTGAACACGCTGTATGACGGGCTGTGCGGCCTCGTGAAGGCGGATTTTGCGGCGCATGGCGTCGTGGGCGCCGGCCCGAGCGTGAGCGTGCTGCCCTGGGCCAGCGCCACGGCGGACATCTATTCCCAGGGCACGCTGACCTTCGAGAGCGGCGCCAATATCGGGGTTTCGCGCACCGTCAAGCTGTCCAACGGGAGCGCGCTGACGCTCGCCTACCCGCTGCAATACCTTCCCTCGGAGGGCGACCAGTTCGTCGTCTACCAGGGCTGCAACAAGACCATCGCCCGCTGCACCGCGCTGGGGAATTTCCTGCATTTCCGCGGCTTCCCCTTCGTGCCGCCGCCTTACACGCAGTATTGACGACCTATCGCCCGTCATAGGTCTTGGGCAGTGACGCGACCACGCGTTTCAGTTCGGCGAAGGCCATATAGCCGATCCTGAGATAGCAGAACTCGCCACCGTCGAGCACCGCCTCCAGCATGATTTCATCACCGCCGGGCAGGGTATGCCAGTGCCGGAAATCGACAATGAGTTGTTCGCGATAGGCAATCGCCATAATTCGCCTCCGATTGCGCGTCTGCGGTGGCGATCGCGAAAAAATCGAGCACGATCGTTCGAGGAAATTGCTGCGAGTCGGGAAGGTGCGAATGGATATCGATCGGGAGTCTGCGCTCCCCGGTGCTCGGAATACTGCTCTGGCGTGCGACGTCGAAACGCCGTTTCAACCAGCGCGCACCTATCTCTCCTTAAGTGGCGCTACCCAGCGCCGTACTCAATAGCGCTGCGGTAAAATTTTCGTTAAATTCGAGGGAAATCCGATGGATGATCCGCCCGAAGCCGCCGAGCGCGCGGCGATCGTCGCCGAGGCGATGAGCTGGCTCGGCACGCCATATCACCATGAGGGGGATACGAAGGGCATCGGCGTCGATTGCGGGATGCTGCTGGTGCGCGTCTTCGTCGATTGCGGCCTCTGCGAACCCTTCGATCCCCGGCCTTACGCGCGGCACTGGCATTTGCACCGGGGCGAGGAGCGGTATCTGGACTTCGTGCATGACCGCACGCGCAAGGTCGAGCATCCCGGCCCCGGCGACGTCGTCGTGTACAAATACGGCCGCGTCTTCAGCCATGGCGGCATCGTCGTGGAGTGGCCGCGCATCATCCACGCCTGGAGCCGCGCGCGGGCCGTGGTGCTGGCCGATGTCTCGCTGGCGGGCGAATTGGCCAGCCGCGAGCGGCTGTGTTTTTCGTATTGGGCGCCCGGTGGTCGGTGGTCAGGGATCAGTGATCAGGAAGCGCCGTCCGACCACCGTCCACTGACCACTGACCACCGCGCCGGAGCTACACCATGAGCACCCTCACCGATCGTTTCCACGTCGTGACCGCGATCTTCAACCCGTTCCGCTATCAGACGCATTACGACAATTACCGCCGCTTCGCGCGACACATGGCCGAGAGCGGCGCGCAGCTCACCACCATCGAACTGGCCTTCGGCGACCGGCCTTTCGTCGTGACCGAACCCGGCAATCCGGCGCATGTCCAGGTGCGCGGAAGGTCCGAACTGTGGCTCAAGGAGAACCTGCTCAATCTCGCCGTGGCGCGGCTGCCGGCGGATTGGAAATATGTCGCCTGGATCGATTGCGACATCGAATTCCTGCGCGAGGACTGGGTCGAGGAGACTGTCCAGGCTCTGCAACACTACCATGTCGTGCAGCCCTGGTCGGACGTCTATGATCTGGGGCCGCAGCGGCAGCATCTGGAGCACCATCGCAGCTTCTGCCGGCAATACGTGACGGGTGCGAGATGGGGTGCCGATTACGGCTACTGGCATTCGGGCTATGCCTGGGCCATGACCCGGCAGGCCTGGGACTGGCTGGGCGGGTTGCTCGACAGCTGCATCGTGGGCTCTGCCGATTACCACATGGCGCATGCGCTGATCGGCGAGGTCGGCCGCACCTACAAGGTCAATCCGACCGACGGGCTCGACGGCTATGCGCGGCAGCTGCTGCGCTGGCAGGGGGCGGCGGAGCGCCATGTCTGCCGCAATATCGGCTATGTCGATGGCGCGATCCGCCATTTCTGGCACGGGCCGAAGGCCAACCGGCGATATGTCGATCGCTGGCGGATCATCCACGACAATGGCTTCGATCCGGAATTGGACCTGAAGCGCAACAGCTTCGGTGTCTTCGAGCTGACCGGAAGGTCGATCCGGCTCCGCGACGAGTTGCGCGCCTATTTCAGGCAGCGCAACGACGACCAGAACACGCTGTGAGAGGCGTCCAGGTCAGAAGGGACTGCCCGAATCGTCTTCCTCCTCCTCCTCGAAATCCTCCTCGAGGCCTTCCTCGGTTTCCTCGTCGCCGAGATCGATTTCGACGAAGGCCGCGAGCGGCAATGTCTGGACGGCCGCCAGGAGCAGCGGGTTCTCGCCATTGACCTCGCCGTATTTCGCAACGTCGAAATCATCCGGCGCGCGGTACACGAAATACCCGTCCGAGCCGCCATGCATCGCCCGTGAACTCGGCGGATGATCCAGGTAATCGACCGCCGCCTTGCCGTTCAGCGCCAGATCCAGCTTCCGGCACGCCGCCACCGGCGTATCCGCCCGAGCGCCGCCCCAGACGGTCCCGGTCCATTGCTCGACCATGATGTAGAGGGCCATGTCCCGCTCCGATCGTCCTCGCCGACGCGCGGCCGATATGGGCCGATCGGCGTTTCGGGTCAACCGGCATGTAAGAACCGAAAACACTCGCTGCCTTTCCTTCCGTCATCCGCCGATCGAGCCGGGGGATGACGGCGGACAGAAAAGGGGAACTCCATGAGCGGCATCCTCGGTCCCTCGACCAACTACCGCCCGGCCTATACCGGTCTCCAGATCCAGACCTCGACCTCGGTCCTGCCGATTCCGATCTGCTATGGCGACAATTTCCAGGCGCCGAATCTGATCGATTATCTCGATTTCTCCTCCAAGCCGGCGGATGGCGGGGGGAAGGGGGGCGGGGGGAATGCGGCGTCGTATCAGTATACGGCGACGCTGGTCATGGGGCTGTGCGAGGGGCCGATCGCCGGGGTCAACCGGGTCTTGAACGGCCAGGATACCGATACGATCGAGAGCCTGGGCCTGACGCTGTTCACCGGCAGCGCGGGTCAGACGCCGTGGGGGTATCTGGAGAGCGCGCATCCGGATCACGCGCTGTATTACCCCTATATCGCCTATGCGGCGGTCGAAAACTACAACATCGGCACCGGCGACAGCTTCTCCGGCTTCAACATGGAGGTGATCGGCATCCTGTCGGGCACCGGCATCAATGCCGGCCAGGGCAATGCCGACGTCACGCTGGTGGCCGAGGATTTCCTGACCAATCCGCGCTATGGCGTGCCGAACTTTCCGTCGTCCTACATCGACGAGGCCAGCTGGTTTTCGGGATCGGATGCCATGACGACGGGCGATGCGAGCTGGCAGACCTGGTGCCGGGCCAATTCCATCGACATGTCGCCGGTGTTGAATTCCCAGGAGAAGGCGTCGTCGATCCTCGGCCGCTGGGCGCAGATCACGAATACGGCGCCGGTCTGGAGCGCCGGCAAGCTCAAGATGATCCCCTATGGCGATGCCGCCGTCTCGGATCACGGCTACAGCTACGTGCCCGACACCACGCCGATCTATGACCTCAGCGACGCCGATTACGTGCGGGCGAAGAATGCCGATCCGGTGATCCTGACCCGGTCGGACCCCAACGACGTCAAGAATTGCGTGCGGGTCGAGTACACCAACAAGTACAATTATTTCACGATCACCCCGGCCGAGGTGAAGGATCAGAACGCGATCGAGCAGTACGGGCTGCGCGTCGCCTCGACCGTCCAGGCGCATGAGATCACCCTGACGCCGGTCGCCGCCATCGTGGCGCAGCTGCTGCTGCAGCGCGGCGTCTATATCCGCAACACCTATTCGTTCAAGCTCTCGGCCGAGTATTTCCTCTTGGAGCCGATGGATCTGGTGACGCTGACCGATGCCGGCCTCGGGCTCGATCTCACCGTGGTGCGCATCACGGCGATCGAGGAGAACGACGACGGCACCTTCACCGTCACGGCCGAGGAATACCCGGCCGGGGTCGGCACGGCGACGCTCTACCCCTCTCAAGCGCCGCAGCCGCCGAGTGTGGGCGGCGGCACGACG